TGACAAGACCTGCAAGTCCTGCAGGAGCAGATAATACAGTAATAGATGGGAGTAACTAATGGTAATTAGTAGAAGTTCAATACCACAACAGATAAGTAAACCTGGTGTAAAGAATAGAAAAACTAGACGTAACAAAATATCTGCTACAAAAAATATTAAAAAATCTTTATCTAAAGCAAAAGAAAGATTAAAAAAAGATACTGGTAATTTTATGAATAAGTATGGTAAAGATATTGCAGAGATGGCAGTTTATGCTTCACCAGTAACAGGATTTGCTTATGAAGTTTTAAAACCTAAGAAAGCAGGTACAGCAACTTTATTTACTGATAAAGAATTAAAAGAAATAAAAAACAAAGAAAAAGAAAACGAAAAATCTGTAAAAAAATATATGGGTGGTTCATTAAACAAAAGGAGAAAATAATGGTGGGAGCATTAAAAAAAGGTGCTGAATTAACTTTAAAACAAATTAGAAAAAAAATTAAAGCTAAAAAAAAAGCTAAAGCTAAAGAAATGGCTGAAGCTAAAGCTAAAGCATATAAAAATCTTAGTAAAGAAGAAAAAGAAGCACTTAAATATGAAGAAAGTATAGATGCAAGAACTAAAGCTGCAGAAGATGTAGTTAAAGACCAAGGTACATTCTATGATAATTATAATATCTATGATGACGTAAATGTAAACCTTATGAACAAAGGTGGTAGACCAAAAAAAATTAAAAAGAAATCTGGTGGTAGATTAAGTGATGGTACTGCATTTATTAATAGTTTATATAAGGACAAGATGTAATGAAAAAAGCTTTACTTAAAAAATTTAAAGACTTAACTATGGAACAACAAAAAAAAGTTGTTGAACAAGTTAAAGATATTCCTGAGTTTGCAGGTAAAAAAGTAGGTGAGATAAAAAAGAAACTAAAAGAAGTTTTTACGAAGGATATGTCCTCTAAACAAAAACTTATTAATAGTATGAGAAAAAAATTAAGAGACAGAAAACCTGACTTTGACCCTACTGATACTTTTGATAAAAGTACAATGGTAGGTAGAGTTCCACCTAAACAACAAATGACTAAAAACCAAGCTATGGATTTAGATTTATTTGAAGTTGACCCAAAAGAGATTGAGGGAAATAAAATGAGAAACATATTAAAAAAATCAGGTGGTGGTAGTCTTAAATCTAATCGTAGCTATCGTGGCTATGGTGCAGCAAGGAAAGGGTAATTAAAATGGTTGCAGCAAGAATATTAAAAAAAGCATCTGAATTAGCTTTAAAAAGAAAAAAGAAAAGAGACATTCTTGAAAAAGAATCTATAGCTACAGCTAAAAAGAAAAAAGAAGGTATTAAAGAATTAAAGAAACAACCTTCTCCTAAAGGTTTATCTTCTTCTCCTGCAAGAGAAACTGCTGCAGCTCAAGAAGCATTAGGTAAAAAGAGTGTTACTTCTCAAGCTCAAAAAGGTTATAGAGGAGAAATAAAAAATATATCAGTTGAAAGTAAAACTCCTAAAGCAGGAGTTAGTTCTGCAGGTAAAAAGAAAATAGATAGTCAAGTAGGAAAATTAAAAAAACAGATTAAAAATGCTCAAAGAAATCCTAGATTAAGAAGAGCACTAGCTATGGATAAAAGATATGGCACTGTAGCTCAATTACAATCTAAATTAAAAAAACTAGAAAAAATTCAAAAAAAATTTACAGGACCTAAAGATGTAAAAACATTTAAAGGAAAAGAATTAGATAAAAAATTAAAAGAATTAGGTATACCTAAAGTATCTAAAGTTCCTCCTAAACCACAAAAAGGTCCTACAAGACCAATCAATCCTGAAGAGAGAAGTGGTAGAGATTATAGAATTGACGTTAATAGAAAACGTGAGCCTGAATTTTTTAAAGGTAAAGACCCTTATGACCCTAAAAAAACTTCAGGTCCTACAAATATAGAATATGCTAAAAAGAAAAAACTTAAAACTGGTGGTAAATTAAGAGGTATGGGTAAAGCACTACGTGGTGGTGGTAAAGTAATGAGAGGTTAAATAAATGACAACAAATAATACGTCAGGCACTTATGACTTTAACTTAGAAATAGGTGACGTTATACAGGAAGCTACTGA